CGTAGGTACTACATCTATTAGTTTAGGTGCTAGTGCTACAACAATCGCAGGTATATCTGACTTAACTGCTGGTTCAATTAATATTGCAGGTAATGTAATTAAATCAAATGACTCTACGGTTGTTGAGATTGGTGGTGGTGATGGTTTAAGTGTTGCAGGTAACTTAACGGTTGCAGGTAATATGACCGTGACAGGCACTACAACTACATTATCATCTACAAATACGGTCATATCAGATAAACTTTATGAGTTAGCAAACGGCACAACAGGCACACCATCAGGTGACGCTGGTATTATTATTGAAAGAGGTAGTTCAGCTAACGCATTTATAGGATTTGATGAAAGTGCTGATGAGTTTTCAGTAGGTACAGGTTCATTTACTGGTGCTAGCACAGGTGATTTAACAATAACTAAAGGTAATTTTTCAAGTGCCGCAAACAGAATTTATAATAGTAATAATTATGTTGAATTAGTATCGCCTAGTTTATCAGGTAATGTCACATTAACTTTACCTAGTAATGACGGTGACTCAAATCAAGTTTTATCAACAGATGGTTCTGGTAATCTATCATTTATATCAGTAAGTGCAGCTGCAGGTGCAGGATTATCAAATGTTTCAGACGATTCGTCACCAAGTTTAGGTGGTAATTTAAATGTAAACGGTAATTCAATTGTATCATCTTCAGATAATAACATACCTATTTTACCTAACGGTACAGGTAAAGTTTTATTAGATGGTGATGGTAGTAATAGTGGTGTAAGTATCACAGATGGTCTTATTGATATAAGATCAGGAACAGGCGCTGTATCTAAAGTTAAATTTTATTGTGAAGTTTCTAATGCTCATGCACAAACTTTACAGGCACAACCACATTCTGCAGGTAGTTCAGCAGTATTAACTTTACCTGTTGCAACAGGTACACTTATAGGCACAGGCGATACTGGTTCAGTTTCTAACACTATGTTAGCAAACTCATCATTTAGTTTTACAGACGAAACTTCAACTGCTGGGGCAGTTTCATTAGGTGGTAATTTAGAGTTTCTTGCAGGAGAAGGTATTAATACAACTGCGTCAGGTGATACATTAACTATTGCAGCTGAAGAAGCTTCTACTTCAAATAAAGGTGTTGCTTCATTTAATAGTACAGACTTCTCTGTATCTTCAGGTGCTGTATCTTTAGTTTCTGAAAGAATAGAAGACATTATTGGTGCAATGGTAGGCAGTAATACTGAAACAAGAATTACGGTTACTTATGATGACTCAAATGGTAAGATAAACTTCTCTGTTGATAATGACTTATCTAATTACGACAATACATCATCTGGTTTTATAACATCATCATCTACGTCAACACTTACAAATAAAACACTTGACGCAGACGCAACAGGTAATAGTATTACAAATATTGAAGACGCAAATATTAAATCAGGTGCAGCTATAGACGCAACCAAGATACATAATGGTAATGTTGACAATACAGAGTTTGGTCATTTAAATGGTGTTAGTGATAATATACAAACACAATTAGACACAAAAGCAACAAGTTCCCAGTCAATTGCATTTTCACTTGCTCTTGGTTAGTATTATAAATATACCAGTAAAGATAAGGGATTATTATGGCAACGCCAGCAAGTAGAGCACAATTAAAAGAATACGCATTAAGAAACTTAGGTAAACCAGTCATAGAAATAAATGTTGATGACGCACAATTAGAAGATAGACTAGATGAAGCGTTGCAATATTTTGCTCAATATCACTATGATGGTGTAGAAAGAGTTTACTTAAAATATAAACTTACTAGTGACGACTTAGCAAGACTTAAATCACCAGAGGGTGACTCAACGGTTACTGCGTCTGCTGGTGGTAGAACAACATCATATACAGAAGCAAACAACTGGATTGCTGTTCCTGACTCTGTACTTGCCGTAAATAGAATATTTCCTTTATCTGACAAACATAGCAACAATATGTTTGATATAAGGTATCAGTTAAGATTAAATGATCTTTATGATTTTTCTTCAACATCTATAATACACTATGATATGGTTTTAAGACATTTAGATTTTTTAGATCATATTCTAGTAGGTGAAAAACCAATTAGATTTAATCAACACAATAATAAACTTTACATTGATATGGACTGGAAAGTTGATATGTCAACAGATGAGTATTTAATTATTGAGTGTTATAGAAAATTAGACCCAACGGTTATGACAGATGTATTTAATGATATATTTTTAAAAAGATATGTCACCGCTCTGTTTAAAAAACAATGGGGTGCTAATCTATCTAAATTTAATGGTGTGACAATGATTGGTGGTGTGACATTAAATGGTCAACAAATATACCAAGAAGCACTACAAGATGTTCAAAAATTAGAAGAAGACATAAGAGGCACTTACGAAACACCTGTATCTTACATGATAGGATAGGTAAATGGCAGTTAATCACTACTTTCAAGGTGGCGATGGGATCGGTAATCAGGCCGAAAAAAATCTACACGAAAACTTAATCATTGAAGGTCTAAAGATTTATGGCCATGATGTTTATTATCTACCTAGAACATTAGTAAACCAAGATTTAATACTTGGCGAAGACGTTGCTTCAAAATTCAATGCGTCATATCTAATAGAAATGTACTTTGAAACTACGGAAGGGTTTCAAGGCGAAAGAGAATTAATATCTAAATTTGGTTTAGAGATTAGAGATGACACAACATTTACAGTTGCAAAAAGAAGATGGGATGACGCAGTAGGCGATCAGGCAACTTTAATTAAATCAGGTAGACCTAATGAAGGTGATTTAATTTATTTCCCAATGATGAAATCTTATTTTGAGATTCAATTTGTAGAAGACCAAGAGCCATTTTATCAATTAGGAAACTTACCAGTTTATAAATTAAGATGTACTAGATTTGAATATAGTAATGAAAGAATTGATACAAATGTTTCTGATATAAACAAATTAGAAGATGATAAGTCACTAGATTTATTAGCACATCAAATGAGTTTAGAAACTGCTACAGATGGTGGCACTGGTAATATATTATTAGAAGGTGATGAAATAAATTACTTAATACTTGAAACATACGACCAACAAACACAACAACCATATGCAGACAACTCAACTTTTGAGTCAGACGCAGGATTTGGTACAACAAGTACAACAGATGATATACTAGACTTTACAGAAAGAAACCCATTTGGAGAGGTTGACGAAGGATTTTAATGTTAGGAGATTATTTTTACCACGAGAGTTTAAGAAAGATAATTATTGCCTTTGGTACTATCTTTAATAATATTCATATTCATAGAAAAGATAGTAGTGGTAATGTAGTTCAATCTATAAAAGTACCTCTAGCATATTCACCTAAAGAAAAGTTTATTGCAAGATTAGATCAACAGCCAGACCTAGTAGAAGATAGAAGAGTCGCTGTGACTTTACCTAGAATGGGATTTGAAATATCTGGTATCAGTTATGATCCTAGTAGAAAATTAAATAGATTAGGCACAATCAAAAAAGTAAGATCAAGTTCAACAGATGGTAAAATTATGAATAAACAATTTAATCCTGTGCCATATAATATAAGTATGAATCTTTACTCATTTACTTCAAGTGCTGAAGGTGGATTACAAATTATAGAACAAATTTTACCTTTCTTTCAACCAGATTATACTGTCACAATTAAAGCAATACCAACTATGAATATTGTAAGAGATGTACCTATTATTTTAAATAGTGTTAATTATGAAGATACATATAGTGGTGACTTTACTACAAGAAGAGCAGTTGTATATACTTTAAGTTTTACAGCCAAAACATACTTGTATGGACCAATAAGTCAACAAAGAGTTATTAAAGAAACACAGGCAGACATGTATACCGACACAACTGGCACAGAAAAGAGAGAACAAAGAATAGTTGTCACAACTGATCCAACAAATGCTGACGCTGATGATGATTTTGGTTTTACAACAACGATTACAAGTTTTACTGATAGTAAAAATTATAATCCAACAACTGATAGTGATGAATAATTATGAGTATAGACGACAAAATAAATGAAGCACTAGGTATCTCTACTGATAAACCAGCAACAAAACAAGTAGTAAAAAAAGAATATACTCCACCTGTTCCTAGATTAGAAGATAAGAACAAAGAGGATGTAGATAATGATTACAAATATAGTAGAGAAAATTATTACAATTTAATTGAAAGAGGACAAGACGCAATACAAGGCATACTTGATATTGCAAATGAAAGTCAACACCCTAGAGCATATGAAGTTGCAGGTAATCTAATTAAACAAGTTGCTGATACGGTAGATAAATTACAAGACTTACAAGGCAAATTAAAAACATTAAAAGATGTGCCAAATAAAACAACTGCAAATATTAAACAAGCATTATTTGTAGGTTCATCAGCAGATTTACATAAAATGCTAAAAAACAAAAATAAGGATGTTCAAAGTGAAGAAGATAAAAGTTTTGAAAGCAAAAACATCACACCCACACAAACAGACGTTTCTGATAAGTGATTTAACTTTTATTAAAAAAAATCCTTATCCTAATACTTTAGATGAAAATAAAAGAAATAACTGGATGA